AGAATACCTGACAAACAACAAGCCACTCCAGCAGACCAAAATCTGTGTTCTGGACGTAACCCTGCGTGTTTATCTATGGCTTTCTGCACTTTAAAAACTAAGTTACGAACCTCGTCTATGTTATTAATAACCCATTGGATATAAGGTGTGCCTACCAACCCATATACACTCTCTATTTTCTTTGCAAAGATATCTGACTCAGGTTTATCGTTTATGGAATTTAATAATTTTTTTACTTTATGTTCCATGACCCGCATAGCCTCTGCTTTCGGATCTATTTTTATGGTGCTAATTTTGTTAAGCCAACTCTCGTTTGCACTGGATACTGAAAACAAACTCCAAGGCTCTCCACGCACCCTCTCTTCATTAGACCCCCCTGCCATTCTATTTCTTTGTTTACCGCTAGAAAGTTGGTACGCTAGTTGCGACAGATGTTTAGGTTCAGCGTTTGTTAGTTCGTCTAGATATAAAGGTAAGTTTTTATATACTTCTCCTCTATTCATGCGAGAAGAGTGTGTGTCATCGTGATCTAATACATATTTTTTAGGTTTTGCCCAAACAGAAGCACCTGCAAACATAGCTGTAGACTTGCCCACACCTGATGCCCCATACAAATGTAGAGATGCACAATTCACAGCCATAAGTTCCATTAAAGGCGACCCAAAAGACGAAGCTATTATATATTGGTGTAGTTCAAACCCGTCTCTGTTGTAGTACAACATAAGTTGTTTCCATTCTTCCAAAGTTCCCTTTGGTTCAAACATGTGAAACAAATGTTCAGTCTTACCAGAAGGGGGATTGTGTACTATCTTGTCGCCAAATATCTGCTTGTCTCCTAATATAAAAGACTTAAAGGTATCATCCTTCCATCCAAATTGAATGTGTGCATCAGAAGCCGCTGTAGTAGCTTGTAATTCGTTTACCCAAGTAGTTGTGTAGTGCATTAATTCCTCCGTTCTAGGTACGGCTACGCCTTTTTTAGACATCTCTTTACGAAACTCCTCTCTAGACGTAACCGAAGTCAATGGCACAGTAAAATCCTCAACTCCATCTTTAGGTAAGTGAAGACGCATCACAACGCACTCGCCCTTGTCGTCGTCTCTAACACGTTCCACTACATAAAGGTCATTGTGGTATATAAGTTTTTCATCCAAATCCCCGTCTGAATTTTTTGTGCGTAGGTATACACCACCTTTAGCTCCACGAAAATATGGTTTTGGATAAACAGGTATATTAGATTCTACAGGGAATTGATCTTCCTTTATTCTATTACCTAACACGATAGGGCTTTTTATCTTACCCCAGTGTTTACATTCACCACATACGCCTTCGTTGTTTTCATCGAATCTTTCACATGTATGAACATATTCTACTGTGTCATACTTACTATCTGTTTCTTCAGGGTCATAATTTTCATGTCCACAAGATATTTTATGTGCGCCTTTCCTACCACCATCAACACAGTGTTTGATAATAGATATACCGTTAAACCACAGGGGTTCTGATATATCATTAGGGTTTTCAACAATATGTTTTAACTGAGCACACCCGTCCCCTCGTAGAGACTTTTTTAATATGTCTTTAAAATAACTTTCTCTATTCCCCATTAGATTTGCCATTACAGCATTAGCCCCATCAAGGACTAGAGAGGGTAAAGGTATCGTTGTATCTTCACCTAGTAAATCTGCAAAAGAATCAAAATCATATGACGTTGGCACTTCTTTTCTAGCACCAAGAAAACTAACGAGGGTGGGCGGATCTGTTTTGTGGTTGTGTGTATTCGGTACACGTAGGACTCTTGCGGCATCGGCAGTTACAGCATGGTCTGAAAGCAGTCCATGTTCCTTTGTAAGAGCTTTTAACCTTCTAGCAATGGGTAACCAGTCATCTACGTTAACGGCCTCTGATAAAGGCCAATACACGTGAATCCCTCTACCAGAATTTACCAGTAAAGGTATGGGTAAAGAAAGTTTCTTACAAAATTTCTGTAATGAAGTTAAAGCCTCTTCTTGCGAGTTATATTTTTTATCTTCGTTTTCAGCAACGTCTAAATCAAAAAAGAAAGATTTTACTGTACGTACATTTTTAGCCTTACGGGAAGTAGCTTCTCTAAAAACACCTAATGCAAAATAACTATTATATCCTTCACCGTCTAACTTGTTTGCATGTTTTATCAAACCACCTATATCTGAATAAAACTTAGTAGTGTTTCTACCGTCTGTTAGCCTTTGTGCAAATAAACAATAATATCCCTCCCCTCCTAGTATGTTTTTTAAGAATATTTTTGTGTCCATGAATTACTCCAAGAGAAAAAAAACCCCGTTTTCGACCACACGAACGGGGCAACGTGCTAACTAGGTTACACGGAGAGAACCTTGGTCTTAATCGTCCCACTCATCGACAATACTGGATAAGTCCTTGTCTTGAGCTTTAGAGGTTGCAACCTTTGTCCTGACTATCTTCTTGGGTTCTTCGGGGGGTTCTTCTACAGCCTCAAACAAACTGCCTTGGGTTTCTTCTTCAAAAACAAATCCCCCATCTAAAGATTCAAACAAAGAACGAGCCTCCATTGGAACATACTTTAACACTTGGACTTGTTTAAGTCTTAAAGATACACCACCTTCCATAGCATGAGGAATAAATTCAACAGCAATATTGATAGTGCTTCCAGTAGTTAATTTAAAAGAAGTTGGTAGTTCCGTATTACTAGAATCAAACTGCTTGGGTCTAGGAACTTCTCTACCACTATAAGCAGCTTTTATTGTGGTTTTAAAAACAAAATCTCCATCGTCGTTCTTTTTTGGACGGGGCACACTGTTATTCCACCCCTTCTGCTTCTTCTCATCATAAGCTGTTTTCATAGCCTTATGTAGAGCCTTTGCAGTTACTTCATCTGCTATGAAATTTAATTCAAAACAAGCACCATCATCTAGGGCGGTACAAGGTACGCTTTTACCACGCTCGCCTGCTTGGGAATCAAATCTATAAGGTTGATCTATTTTTGGGTATAACGCTTTTACTTCTCTTATGTAGTACATAATTATTTCCTTTTGTCTGCATTTATTTTAAACCCTTCAGTCTTTTCAAATAAAGAACCATTTTGCATAGAGTTTGGTATAAAATTTGACGTAAATGTAACAGCTTGTTTAACGTCTTCTCCATCCATAACATCTTGTATAACTAACAGTTCTTCGTTGTCTAATCTCCGTAGAGGTTTAAAACAAAGTTTATGGATATTACTATCTGTATCAAAATATATCCTAGTTAAAATGTAACTTACTTTCTCGCCACGACTATCTATGTGCTTTACGTACTGTTGTAAAGACATTTTATTACTATTACTAGCTCGTCCATATATAGAAGCTGCTGGTAATTGTAATTGGTACACCTCGTCTAGCTTGTCTTCAAACACAACAGCTATTCTTTGGAAATACCTACAAGCACGTCCACCGTATGAACCTGATCCTCTAATGTTTTGACGACAATCCATACAACGTGTGGCTTGCTTTTGATCTGTAGGAACGTCATTTGCAGGGCGTTGTGTAGTTAACGACCAACATGTAGGTGCAACTGAAACGTCAGGATTATAAGTGCCTTTATAATATGCCCTTCCAACTTCAGCCGCATTAACTATGACAATATCTACAAACTTACTATTGCGGGTATCTAAATTAAATACACCACCACGTATGCTAATCTTCTTCACAGTTAGTGCAATTATTCACTAGAGCATCTTCAATTTCAGACAACCTAAACCTATAGGTATTACCTACTTTTAAAAAAGTCTCTTTAGGTATATGCCCACCTTTTATCCAAGTTCTTATCGTTGTAGTAGAAACTGAAAACTGCTTTGCTACTTCTTCGATAGGTACAAATGGTTCCGCTTGTTGTTGCATCATTTTTTCCTCACAGAAATTATATACTCTGAATCTGCATTTAGTCCTTTAGGCATGACATCAGGATTTTCTTCCAAAAACTGCTTAACATTAGACTGGTTCAATCTTTTATCAAAGAACTCTAGTACGTTGTTATCTAAAATAAACTCATACATAGAAGGCCAGTCAGAAGTCCAATACCTTGTCTTAACTGATCTGTAGAATAACCCTGCTTCTGTTCTCACAGATTCTAAGCCTTGTTCTTCACAGTAATCCAACAATGCTTTCTTAACAATTTCTAACTGTTCATTCAAATCAGAATCTTTTTTTCTAAATTCTGCAGATAGTTCTGATCGTTTCTCTTTTATTTTAAGATAAACATCAGTCAACTTTTCAGCAGAAAGACTACCATTTCTCATGCTTTTGTCTCCTTTTATAGCGAGACGTATAGAATAGTGTTGTATTGTGCTCTAGTCAAGCATTTCTTTATATAAGTCTGTTATTTTTGTATGAATATCTATTCTTTTATCTAATAGTGCCCAATAACGTCTTTCTACGTGTGAACCTTGCAACTGCACTACCGTGCATTTATGATCTTGTCCTGCTCTATGCACCCGTGCGTTGGCTTG